TTTGCATTAAAAGAGGCATTCTCATTTAAGTCAGCATAATTTATAAATCCAGCTGGATGTAATAGTTGTTTTAATATTTTTTTGTATTTTTTAAATTCTGTTGTTGATGCTGTTATATAAGAATAGTCAACATAGTAATTTCTGCCTTGTAATTTTCTTTCAGAAGTAGAAAGAATAGAATCTGAGGTAGTCCATCTTCCAGGCAATTCAATATATACATCTTCAATTGTTGCAGCTGCAGTTGCTGTACCACTACCAGACCCTGTCAAGTCTACTTGTGGAATATATTCGTAACCAGAACCACCACTTACAACTTTGATGGAAATAATTTGACCAGGTTGTGTATTTCCAATAAATGGTGTAATAGATTCACCATCACCCATTAACGCAGAGATTTGTACATTTGCGTTAGTTGCAGTCACATTGGATGAAGATACGGTTATTAATGGAAAATTACCTTGAGTATATCCTTGGCCACCAGTAAAGAAATCACCATATTTACCAATTTTTTTACCTGTTGTTGTGGAAGTCCAATTAACATTCACATTCGCAGTTGTCGCACTTGAAATAGAATTGATATATCTGGATTGATTGTTGATTATGATTCTATCACCAACTCTGATTTGTGTACCAAATTGTGTTCCTGTACCAACAATGAACGGGCTGTTATTGGTTATATTTGCTGTGCCAGAAACTCTTGATGGTTGAATTTCAATTTGAGTAATTGCACCATTTGCACTAACTGCTTTAACTGCCGCAGCTGCGCCTATACCAAATGTTCCAACTGGATTTGAACCAAATATAATCTCATCACCAACTTGATAGTATTGACCACCATTGTTAATTTTAATTCTACCAACTGACCTAAAGTTTTTGATGCTATATTCAGTTGTACCAGCAATAAATGTTGGTGCATTGGCATCTAATGTTGGAGATATTGCAGTTGAAGTATTTGAGAATAGAACAATAACATTGGTTATTGGACCTAAATTTGAAATAGTCAAAAAACTCAATGCATCGGCAATAACAGTTGAAACATTTTCACCAGCAGTAATTATTGTTGATGGAAAACCATAGTCAGCTGCAGAAATTAAAGTATTTGCATATGTTGATATAACATCATTTGAAACAGTAAATGTATCTAAAGTTGAATTTGCAACTCCGGTTATATCTACACCATCAATGGCAAGGTCAAGAGAAAAAGGAGAAACACCAGAAACTGTAATATCACCATTAAGTTCAAATCCTGCACCACCATAATTTACAACAATGCCATCAATGTAACCCTCAACAATATCATCTACAATAGCAGTTGCATCTTCAATTGCACCACCACCGGTAACAACAACAATATCACCAACATTGTAACTTGCACCACCATTGATGACATTAATTTTGTTAACAATTGAAAATGTGTCTGCTCTAAGTGTTATTAAACCGCCATTATCATCAATAACTGTGGCTTCAACTTCTTCACCACCAGAAAATGTTCCAATCAATGTTTTATCATTGATGAATAACTCAAATGGAAAACCAAGATTCAATCGGTCGGTAATAATTCGCTTTACCGACCTCTCAACCAATGCCGATGCACCTGATGTTTTACCGGTAACTTTTCTATCTTTTAATAGTGCAACATCAAAATTGGTATAAACAACTTTGACTTCTGAATTTGCAGCCGGTGCAGTATTGAAAACTAATTTTTTTGATTCTTTTCTTATGTAATAATCAGTTGCATATGTTTTAAGAACACTATTAACATAAACTTCCACTTCATCAGTATTAACTTGTTGTACCAATAAAAATGTAGTGTTACCAGTTGCTGTGTATACACTACGAATATCAGTTTCAATTCTTAAAATGTTGTCTACTGTCCACTTACCATCAGAAGCTTTTAATACATTATTTTTTGGTAAAATAATATCAACTTCATCATTAAACAACATTCTGAATAGAAGTTTAAATGACTTTTCATTACCTTTTGCTAGATAAAGTGGAAGAACATTTTTGATTAATAGTGCTTTATCTACTTGAGCATCTTTTGGTAAATAAGAAGCATAAGTGTTTAAAAATTGTTCCTCAAAGTCTTCAATAGAAATATCAACATCAGATATATCTTTTAGTTCTTTTGCTTTGGTAAGCAAATCATTTTTTTGTGTACCTTGTTTATTCTCAAGGAATTCGTAATACGCTTCCAAAAAAGAAATGAAAACAGGATATTCTTCCCGAACAAATTCAGGAACTTGCCTGTTTATTAATAAAGAAACTTTATTATCAGACATTAGATTTCGACTAGTTCAGTTGTTATTGAAGTTGGATCTGTATCGTCTAATGTGATAATTGTATTTCTAAATGATTTAACAATACCTTTTTCAGATTCAATAGTCAGCCTCACTAAATTATCAAATGTTGCCAAAGAAATAATGTTTAGATTAGTTAATGTTATCAAACCAGTATCATAGTTGATTGAACCAGCATTTGAATTCACAACTTGTCTTTCTGCATTATCATCAAAGTATACGATTCTTAGCGTACCAAATCTTCCATCTAATACAGCTGTCGCAACACCTTCAGAACCATTGCCACCAGAAATTGTAATGATAGCACGACTATAATTAATGCCTCTATTAGTGATTGTAATAGATTGAATTCTTCCATTGACAATCACGGCAGAAGCAGTTGCACCAATACCATCACCAGTGATGGTGACAGTAGGCGCTGTTGTGTAACCAGATCCAGCATTAATTACTAGTATATCAGAAATGCCGGTTTGTGATTCTGGAATCTCTTCAATGATAACATTTCGTAAAGTTCCAGTATCATCATTAACATCAAAGTTTGATGATACCATTTTATTTGTTGTTGTACCACGCTTTAACGGTGCGTTAAATTCTATTTGATATGTAGATGCCGAATTTAACGATGGTTCAAATCTTTTTTGCAATTTCAATGTTGTTTCAGATCCAATAATCGTATTTAAATCCACAGAATCAATATTGTCTTGCATTTTAGACAAAACAAAAGTAGAACCAAACTTATTTAAAAAAGTATCTCTATAATTTATAATTGAGTTTTTAATAGCATCTTTTATTGCTACAGGAGTTGAAGTTGTTTTTGTTTTATCGTATTGTACAGAATTTTCAACTAAGATAAACAAAAATTCTGAATCAACAATTTCAGTAGACACGGCAACAATTGATTTTGGTTTAATAATTTCATCAATAATTCTTTGTTTCTCTGTCTCTGTGATAAAATAGTTTTCTTTTGGTTTTAATGCAACATAAACTTTACCATATACTGGTGGTGTCTCATCTTCACCACCCCATACGGACAATGAATCAATATTTGGATAACTTCTTTTTAAAAATGTTTCATAGTCTGTAAAGGTAACAAGTCTATTTTGTGTTGAAAACTGCCCGGCCGCACCAAATTTAATTGAGTCAATTGATTCTCTTGCTGATCCAGCAGCAGCAACAGAAACAGTAGTTACTGTAATATTTGTTAATCCATTAATTGAAGAATTTGGAACAAAAGCAGCAGATTTATTAGCAGCATCACCACTTGTTATCAGATATGATACTGAAACTATAGAACCATCATCCAACGCTTTTCCCAAAATACCATCACCAAATGATAATTGAAATTGTCCATTTTTTCCTTCTTGTAGGAAATATACTGTTGATTCCGAATTGACTTCTAAAATATCTGTTACAGCAGTGTACACTTGAGTTAATGTATTACCAGAATTTGGAACAACTGAAACTTTAATTGTTGTCGTATCAATACCAGCATCTGGTAAAGTAAATGTATTTTTTGGATTTGAATTTTGATTATAGGTGAACGAATATGTTGGTAAACTACCCTCATAGATTTTTACACTTTCATAGAAAAATGCTGTTCCTGATTTTGTTGCAATTACATCTTCCAACATGACAAAACTATAAGATTGTGTATCAATTAAAGAAGAGCTGAATGTTGTGCCTCTTGGAATAGTAACAACATCTGATGTTGTATTAGAAGTTTCAATAGTTATATTAATTAGTGCTTCTGGCGCAGTAATTGATTGTGGAGTATAACCTAAAGTCTTTGCATGAGAAACTACAGAATCTCTTAAAATGGCAGTGTCTAAAAATGATTCATTTGCAACCATATTCAAGTAGTATGAATTATAGTGGGTGTTATAAGCAAGAATATCCAACAGAACAGAAAGTCCAGCACCTTCAAAATCATAGTCTTGAAATGTGTTTTGTTGTTGTAAATAACTTTTTAGATTTTGCTTGATTTGGTCAAAATCAAGGTCTGAAATATTTAAACGAGCGTTAGCCATCTTTATCTAATCCGTTCTAGAAAGAAATTAATTGTTATTGGTGTTGTTCTATTGACAACATAGAATTCCATATAGACTTTAAATCCGTTATTGTCATAGTCCGGAGAAACATTCAACCTAGATATGTTTGCCCTTGGTTCATAATTACTAATAGTCTGTTGAATTTCTTTTTCCAATGTTGTTGCAGTAATGGTATCCATGTTTTCAAACAAAAGACGGCGCACATTACTACCAATATCTGGTTGAAAAGGTCGTTCATAGTGATTAGTCAAAATAAGATTCTTAATGGAATTCACTACCGCTGCTTCATTTGTGTAGCGGTTGATATCTTTTTTGACAGGATGTATAGTGAAATTTAAGTCCAAATCACTATAAGCTGCGACTATATTTGTGGTTGCGGTTGCCATATCCTATTTATCAGTTAATCCTGGTCAAAAGTTTGCTTGTTCCGGTGTAATTATTAAGTAAAGCCGTCTCTGATGAACCCATATTGGAGAATTGTCTTGTTTCATTATAGTCAGAAAGCATTGATTTCATATTGATGAAAAATGTTTCATCGTGAGTTCTTCTAGTGTCCACAAAAGTAATTGCTTCATTAATTGAAGTATTGATTGTATTAGCTTGCGTTAGAGTCAAATTTGATTCTGCATTTGGAGTAAATGATATACTAGAATTTATTGTATTTGCATATGTTGAAATGCTTATGTTAAAAACATTCATTTCTGGTCCAGTGAATAAACTGGTCTGAGCTCCATACATTATGGAAGTATTAGTGATTCCATCTGTTTGATATATCACATACATTAAAAGTTTACTAAAGCCTTTAATTGTATTTTTGAATGGTTTTGTTGATATAATACTTGTATCCGCAGGATTTGCTGCCACCGCATCACTATAATCAACTACACCAGATACTCTATCTGTGTGGTCTTTAAAATTGGTTGCAGCTGTAATTAAATTATTTGATGAATTAGCAATGTGTACCATGACATTTGCAACACCAATATTAGTGTAAGTTACAATAGTGCTTACAACATTTTTTATTGCATTTGCAGAAACAGCAATACTAGTTGATATTGCACTTAAAGGATTTTGATTGTATCCACCAACATTACTTGTTGCTATATCTTCTGTTTGCCAATCTTCAATGATTGAAGGAAGAGACTCCATGTGTTCTATTGTATTTGCGGAGAATTCAGTTATGTCTCCGTGTGGGTCACTATAATTATACCCTAAGTTTGAAAATAATGTTGCCATAATTAAGCGCTCATTGACGGTGCGGTTGTGAGTCCAGATGGACCTTTTGGTGTTGGATGAATATGGAAATTATAAAGAATATCATTAATCAAATCAGCACCTAAAATAGAAGAAGATATGCCATTAGTTGCTAAACCAACATTTGTCGTTAAAAAGTTTCCAGTTGGCGCATTGACTGAACCTAATGCTGTCATTGAACCAATAATATCAATACATCCAGGACTTGCAACTGGTGTGAATGGTGTTGGTCTACCTAAACTTAAACCACCAAGTGATGATGTGAATCCAAAAGGTCCTGCATATACACCCATGCCTGCATTAACTCTAGATTCTGCGGTGAGTGAATCACAGTTGATAGAGCCACTAACATACAAATCTGAAACTAAGTCTAAACTTTGTCCAGATGAAAATCTTAATGAACCACCAAATCTTTCATTTGCACTAATTTCAACATCACTATCACCTTGAATTGAAATATCTTTGACACCTCTTACATTCATCTTACCTTTAACTGCAAGATTATAATCACCATTAACTTCTTGATTAAAATCACCATCAACTTGCATACTACAGTTACCCTTAACTATAATATTACAAGCACCAGTAACAAAAACATTCTTTTTTCCTATTGTGATATCAAAATTTTCACCAAATACTTTTACAACTTGGTCACCATTTGGATGCATTTCAATAAAGTTTTTAGATTTACCGTGTTGTAAGCAAACTCTTTCTCTGCCAGGAGTATCATCTAATTGAAGAGAATGTCCAGATTCACTATCAATTATTTGATTATATGGATATAACGGTGGATGGTCTGGATCCGCAGGTGAAGCGGGCTCAGTAAATAAAACTGTTGACGGGTTCGATGCTAAGGCTGCAGTTATTGTTGCATAGGCCTTATCGTAATCACTATTTGTTGCCATAATATTTCCTAAGGTGTAGATTTCTTTAAAAAGTCTGGATCAGCGGGAACTTCTAGTGCAGATGGAACCGAACCGGAGTAAGCGGTAATTGTTGCATTTGCACCTGCAATATCCGATTCACTAACTGGTGCTAATAAACCTACTGTAGCAGAAGTTGCAATTCCAACTGCTAATCCAACTGCAACAGTTGATGCTTTTAATAACTCTTCTGCAGCTTTAACGGTGTCTTTTACCGCCGCAGATAATTCTGAAAATCCTTTACCTGCATCACCTAATGGAACTTCCGCCGTTGCTTCTGCCCACACATCAGCGAAAAGACTTGCTAAACTTTTTAATA